GGCCAGATCCGGCGCGGGCGGCTGGCCTTCGTCGCAGAGGTGCGCAGCCTCGCACATGTGTTGGGTCAGACGGTTGGGCGGACGTTTCAGGCAACCTGCGACGCAGCACTTGGGGATGCGCGCTGCAGGGTCAATCTCGAGGATGCCGCCTTAAAGGGTACAGGCGCGGTCATCGATCTCCTGCGCGACCGGGCCTTCACTTCCTCAGGGCTCGGCGGCTTCTCCTCCGGCTGGTTCACCTTCGGCACGGTCGAATGGACCGCTGGGGTCAATGCCGGGCGGCGCGCCGAAATCATCGCGCATGACGTGACCGACGGCATTGCGGTGCTGACGCTGCTCCAAGCGCCCGTGCGGTCCATTGCCGGAGGCGACGCCTTCATTGTCCGCGCAGGCTGCGACAAGCGACTAGAGACCTGCGGCGCGAAGTTCGCCAATACCGCCAACTTTCGTGGCTTCCCGCACATCCCCGGGCAGGATGCGGTTCTCCGCTATGCCACCAAGGATGGCGGGCACGAGGGGGCAGTGCTGTGACGCAATCTCTCTCATCGGCTGACCCTGTCCGCGTCATCACCATCGCCCGCTCCTGGCTTGGCACGCCGTATCACGACCAAGCCAGCCTCCGGGGCGTTGGCTGCGACTGCCTCGGGCTGGCACGGGGCGTCTGGCGCGAGGTGGTCGGGCCAGAGCCATTCCCAATCCCGCCCTACAGCCGCGACTGGGGCGAGACCGGGCCCCGCGAGGTTCTTGCGGATGGTGCCCGGCGCATGATGCCGGAAATCGCAGCTTCAGATGCCGGTCCCGGCGCGCTGGTGCTGTTCCGCATGACCCCGCGCGCCATCGCCAAGCATGTCGGAATCCTCACCGGACCCGACAGCTTCATCCACGCTTATGAGCGCCTCGGCGTGATTGAGGAACCGCTCACCCTGTCTTGGCGTCGGCGCATCGCCTTCGCATTCCTGTTTCCACAACGCTGAGATCCCCACATGGCCACCCTCGTTCTCGGTGCCGCAGGTGCCGCCATTGGCGGTAGCATCGGCGGCGCAATTCTCGGCGTCAGCGCAGCCACCATCGGCGGCTTCATCGGTTCCACCATCGGATCGGTCGTCGACAGCTGGATCATCTCGTCGCTTTCGCCCACCCAGCGCATTGAAGGCGCGCGGTTGGACAATCTGCGCATCACCTCGGCCACGGAAGGTGCGGTGATCCCACGGCTCTACGGCCGCATGCGGATTGGGGGCAACATCGTCTGGGCGACGGATTTCCGCGAGGAGACCAAGACGACCACGCAGGGTGGCGGCAAGGGCGGCGGGGGTGGCGGCAAGGTCAAGACGACTGAGTATTTCTACTACGCGTCCTTTGCGGTCGCGCTCTGCGAGGGGCCGATCACCGGGATCGGACGCATCTGGACCGATGGGAAACTGCTGGACACTGCCGGGATCACCTGGCGCTGGTATCCGGGCGATGAGAGCCAGATGGCCGATCCGTTCATTTCGGCGAAGATGGGCGCGGCCAACACGCCCGCCTATCGTGGTACAGCCTATGTCGTTTTCGAGGATTTACCGCTCGGGAATTACGGCAATCGCATCCCGCAGATGAGTTTCGAGGTGTTCCGCCCGCTTGCCGATTTCGATACAGCGGAAGGGCTGACGCAGGCTGTCACCATGATCCCGGCCTCTGGCGAATTCGCCTATGCCACGCAGGGCATCCGGAAGGGCAGTAGCGGGTCGTCTGAGCCCGAAAACCTCAACGCGCTGACCGACACCGCTGACATGGTGGTGGCGCTGGACCGGCTGCAGGCCATGGCACCGAAAGTCGAGAGCGTTAGCCTCGTCGTCGCCTGGTTTGGCGACGATCTGCGTGTGGGCTCCTGCAAGGTACGGCCAGGGGTCGAGGTCTCCGCCAAGACCACAACGCCGTCGGCATGGTCTGTGAATGGCGTCAGCCGCGCCAACGCCTTCCTCGTCAGCCGCGACGATCAGGATCGCCCGGTCTATGGCGGCACGCCCGCTGATTTCGCGGTGGTGCAGGCGATCCAGGAGATGAAGGCGCGCGGGCTGCGCGTGACTTTCTATCCGTTCATCCTGATGGACGTGTCGCCCGGCAACACGCTGCCGAACCCGTATTCTGACAACGCAGCTGATGCGGGACAGCCCGCCTTTCCATGGCGGGGCCGGATCACCTGTTCGCCCGCGGCGGGATACGCCGGGACGGTGGACAAGACTGCCACGGCCGCCACACAGGTCGCGGCGCTGTTCGGTGCCGCGACGCCCGCGAACTTCAGTATCTCGGGTCAGTCAGTTTCGTGGACCGGGCCGTCCGGCGACTGGGGCCTGCGGCGCATGGTGCTGCATTACGCCCATCTCTGCGCGGCGGTGGGCGGGGTCGACACCTTCCTGATCGGCACGGAGATGCCGGGGCTGACGACCATCCGCTCGGGCGCGTCCACCTATCCGGCGGTGCAGGCCTATCGGGACCTCCTTGCGGACGTCCGATCGATCCTCGGGTCGGGGACGAAGATCGGCTATGCCGCCGACTGGAGCGAGTATTTCGGGCACCAGCCGGGCGACGGCAGCGGTGACGTGTTCTTCCACCTCGATCCGCTCTGGGCCGATCCGGAGATCGACCTCATTGGCATCGACAACTACATGCCGCTGTCCGACTGGCGCGACGGGTTCGAGCATGCCGATGCGGCCGAGGGCTGGCCCGCGATCTACGACCGCGCCTATCTGCAGTCGAACATCGCGGGCGGCGAAGGCTTTGACTGGTTCTACGCCAGCGCCGCCGACCGCACCGCGCAGGTGCGAACACCGATCACGGATGGCGCCGCGGCCAAGCCGTGGGTCTTCCGCTACAAGGATCTGCGTGCCTGGTGGTCAAATGCGCATTACGACCGTCCAGGCGGGGTCAAGAGCGGGAGCTCGACGGCATGGGTGCCGCAGTCGAAGCCGATCTGGTTCACCGAGCTTGGCTGCCCCGCCATCGATCGCGGCACCAACCAGCCGAATGTATTCTTCGACCCGAAGTCGTCCGAGAGCTTCACACCGCATTTCTCGCGGGGCTGGCGGGACGATGCCATCCAACGTACTTATCTGGAGGCGACCTATCTCTGGTGGGGCACGCCCGCGAACAACCCGGTGTCGTCCGTCTATGACGGGCGCATGGTGCATGTGCCGGAATGCGCCGCTTGGACCTGGGACGCGCGACCCTATCCGTTCTTCCCGGCGCTGACCGACGTCTGGACCGATGGGGCAAATTGGCGGCTGGGACATTGGCTGACCGGGAGGCTTGGCGCGGTGTCGCTGGCGGCCCTTGTGCGCCATCTCTGCGTGCGTGCGGGAATGCCCGAGGCCCGGATCGACGTCACCGGACTCTGGGGCGCGGTCGAAGGCTACGCCATTGGCGCACTGGAAAGCCCACGCGCCTCGATCACCACGCTGTCGCGGCATTTCGGGTTCGACGCGGTGGAGACCGAGGGCACGATCCGTTTCGTCATGCGTGGGCGCGCGGCCGTGGCCAGCGTGACGCACGACGATCTGGTGGCTGCCCGAGAGGGCGACGTGCTGGAACTCACCCGCGCACAGGAGACGGAACTGCCGCAGGCCCTCAAATGGCAAGTAGCGCGGGCCGACGAAGATTACGATGCCGCCCTCGTCGAGGCGCGCCGCATCACTGTGGACACCACCCGCATCGCCTCAGAAAGCTTCCCCATGGCGGTCCCGCCAGAGGAGGCCGAGCGCCGCTGCCGCCGCGCGCTGATGGAAGCATGGACCGGGCGGGAGACGGCAGCGTTTCGCTTGCCACCCTCGCGGCTGGCACTGGATCCGGCGGATGTCGTGACGCTGGAACACGACGGGCGGCATATCCCGCTGCGATTGGTCTCCATCGCTGATGCCGAGGCGCGAGGGATCGAAGCTGTCCGTCAAGACCGCGCGGCCCACGATCAGCCACCCGGAGCACCACGCCCATCGTCCCTGTCAAAAGCCGTGGTGTTCGGCGCACCCGAGTTGGTGCTGCTGGATCTGCCGCAATTGACTGAGGATCAGCCTGCCCATCGCCCGTTCGCCGTGGCTCATGCCGTTCCCTGGCCAGGTGAAATGGCGGTGTTTCGCAGCCCATCGACGGATGGATTTGAACTGCTGACCACCTTTGGCGGCCGTGCCCGGATCGGGACGCTGGTCTCGGAATTCTATTCTGGTCCGACATCGCGGTTTGATCTCGGCAATGCGCTGGTGATCGATCTGCTTTCCGGCACGCTGGAAAGTGTCACCGATCTGACACTGTTCGGCGGGGCCAATGCGCTGGCAGTTGAGTCCGCGCTAGGTGTCTGGGAGATCGTGCAGGCAGGCGTCGCCGAGCTGATCGCACCGGGCCGCTATCGCCTGACGCGCCTGCTGCGTGGCCAGCGCGGCACGGAAGCGGCTATGGCCAACCCGGTTCAGGCAGGCGCGCGGGTCGTGGTGCTGGACGCGGCGATGGCGTCATTGCCGATCGCCGAGGCCGATCTCGGGCTTCCGTGGAGTTGGCGCATCGGCCCCGCAAGCCGCCCGGTCAGCGACGAGACCTATGTGGCGCAAGCCTTCACGCCAGTTGGCGTGGGTCTGCGGCCGTTCTCGGTGGCCCATGTCGAGCAGCCATGGCGCAAGCCGCGCATACCGGGCGATCTGACGATCCGCTGGGCACGTCGGTCCCGAGCCCTCGCGGCTGACAGTTGGGGTGCGGTTGAGGTGCCGCTCATCGAGGAGGTCGAAGCCTATGAGGTCGAGATCCTCGATGGTGCAACGGTCAAGCGGGTGCTGAACGCGACCACGACCAGCGCGATCTACACGGCCGCCCAGCAAACCACCGATTGGGGCGGGCTGCTCGCGCCCGGCGACACGCTCGACATCCGCATCTTCCAGATCTCCGCCTTGATCGGGCGGGGAGCGGCCAAAACCGTCACGCTCACATTCTGAAGGCCATCCCATGTCTGATACGACTACCAACCTGCTGCTGCCCTACATCCTGGCGGCGCAGGCCCAGAAGCACGTCACCCATAACGAGGCGCTGCGCATCCTTGATGGGCTGATCCAGCTTTCCGTTCTCGACCGTGATCTGACCGCGCCGCCCGGCAGCCCTGCCGATGGCGACCGCTACATCGTGGCGAACGGCGGGACCGGTGACTGGACGGGGTGGGACCTGAACGTGGCGCTGTTCACGGATGGGACCTGGCTGCGTCTGCCGCCCCGGGCGGGCTGGCGTGCATGGGTTGAGAACGAAGGGTTGCTGCTGGTTTACGACGGCTCCGCCTGGATCAGCACGATCCCCGACGTATCGCAGAACATGGCGCTGCTCGGGCTTGGCACGGCTGCTGACGCTGCCAACCCGTTTTCGGCCAAGCTGAACGCGGCACTTTGGACCGCGAAAACCGTCGCCGAAGGCGGGAACGGCGATCTGTTCTACACGATGAACAAGGAGGCTGCGGGCGACGATCTCGGTCTGACGCTGCAGACCAACTTCGTGACAAAGGCGCTGGTCGGCCTGTTCGGGTCGGACCGGTTTCGTCTCGCGGTCTCCACCGATGGCAGCACCTTCTTCGACGGCATGACCGTCGACAACGCCAACGGCATCGTCGACCAGCCACAGCTGCCGCGATTCAAGGCGTACACCGACTACGACAATTATGTCGGCGTCGGCACCTGGACCAAGATCGACCTCAACACCACCGACTATAACGATCAGGGGGATTTCGATGCCGGGACCAGCCTCTTCACCGCGCCCGTCGATGGGACATACCTGTTCGGCGCAACGCTGCTCTACAAGATCAACGCCAGCGCCACTGCCCGCATGCGTGGGCGGCTCGTGCTGAACGGGACTAAAGAAATCCGTGGCTCCTTCGGCGAAATCTCCGCCACCCATGTCTCGCTTGCCACGGCCATCTGGCTGCAGGCCATGGTGCCGCTGACGGCGGGCGATACCGTGGAACTGCAAGGGTATTTCCGGGTCGCCGACGGCTACTTCGCCGCCGATCACACGTCCTTCTGGGGCTGCAAGGTCGGCTGAGCGGTGGGAGGATGATCCGATGACACCACCCCAATACGAGGGCTTCGTGCGCATGCCGGATGCCGAGTTCGAGGCGATCCTGGCACGTGCGGCCGAGAAAGGCGCGAAACGGGCGCTGGCCGACGTGGGTCTCGATGGCGAAGAAGCCGCGCTCGATATCCGGGATCTTCGGTCTCTCTATTGGATGGCATTCGGCTGGTGCGCCGCACCGCCATGCAAACCGCCGTCCGCATGATCACAACCGGCGTGATGCTGGCTCTACTGGCCGGGATCGCGATCAAGCTGAAGATCTTCGGCGGCGGGGCGTAGCCACACGCCTCAACAAGCCACCCGCTCACCCGAACCCGCCCTGATGGCGGGTTCTTCCGTTTCTGGAGGACAAC